AGAGACAAGATCTGGGGACCGCATGCAGGCCAGGAAGGTCCACCCACCATCAGGAGGGAAACCTGAAAAGCCTGTTGAAACTCTGGAAGGAGCTGGCAGAAGAACTAGCCAGCTATTGTTGCACTAGCGCCAACCAGGACGTTAAGACTGTCCTGGCGCGGTCAAAGCACGAGGGTATATCGTTCATCACGATTACCCTTCCTGCATTCGGTAAAGACTTCGAGAGAAGTCTCGACCGGGGCAGGGTGGAGCGCGACCTGTTTGCCGGCTTCGGCTGGCAGGCTGGTCTCCCCCGCTTCTGCGGAGGTTTCCTCGCTCTTGTGTTCGACCGCAACACTGGTGTTCTGCTCGATGTTCCCTCGATCGAGGCTATTCGAGCCGTTCGACAGCTAACGCTGATGTTCGGCAAGATAGGTCTCGAATGCTCGGAAGAGCGAGTGCATAAGGCACTCCGAGGGTATGTCGAGTGTGAGAAGGAAGTCGAAGTAGCTAACTCGATCCTTCTGGGAAACCCCATTGATTTGGAGGATTTCCGGAGAGTCAGTAAGTTACTGTTTGGGGGCGTCCTTGACGAGGTTCAGCGCAAGCTGGAACTTGGCGAGTACTTGCCTAAACACGGGCCAGGAGCTACAGCCGACTATCTGGTTGGGAACCAGAAGTACGGCCAGAACTCTTGGCCTCGCCGTTTGGAGCCTTATTTTCCTTTCTTGGAGAACGTGGTTCCGAACTGGTCCCTTATGTCTTTGAGGGACCAGCTGGACGGTATCGACTTCCTCGAACCCGGCGCGGAGTTACCCGTGAGGGTGATTACCGTGCCTAAAACGCTCAAGACACCTCGAATTATCGCTGTGGAACCGACTGCGATGATGTATACGCAGCAGGCCATTATGCGGTTGTTCGTGGACGCGATTCGTGGCGATCAAGCCATGCGTCACGTTGTAGGATTCGATGATCAGGTCCCTAACCAAGATCTGGCCAGAGAGGGGTCCCTTTCGGGGGACCTTGCTACGCTCGACCTGAGCGAAGCATCTGATCGTGTCTCTGTCTCGCATGTAAAGCTCCTGCTACATGATCACCCGTACTTGTACGGTGCGGTCATGGCATGCCGAAGCTCGAAGGCGAGGATTCCTGGGCTGAAAGGGTCGCCGACCCTCAAGCTCAAGAAATTTGCGTCTATGGGTTCAGCTCTCACTTTTCCGGTGGAAGCAATGGTCTTTGCGACCTGCGCCTACATCGGGATTGAGCGAGAGCTCAGAAGCCAGCTCGACCCCACTCAGGCAAGAGCCTGGGAGGGGGAGATGCACGCCGGAACCGTACATCGGTTAAAGCGTGTGGTGCGCGTTTATGGGGACGACATCATTGTCCCTGTGAACTATGTGCTATCAGTGATCCGTACACTTGAGGGCTACGGCTTCCGAGTGAATAAGGCCAAGTCTTTCTGGACCGGTAGGTTCAGAGAGTCTTGCGGCCGGGAATACTATGCGGGTGAGGATGTTTCACTTGTCCGTGTTCGCAGAATGTTCCCGGAATCGCTGACAGACGTTGACGAAATCCAGTCGATAGTTTCGCTCAGGAACCAGTTTTACTACGCTGGCTACTGGCAAACCGTTGCCTGGTTGGATGGTGTGATAAGGAAGTGCATCAAGCATTTCCCTACGGTCATGCCAACCTCTCGTGTGTTGGGTCGTGAATCCTTTCTCGGCTACCAAGCCGAATCGGTGAACGATAACCTACATGCCCC